CGCTCCTCGGTTACCATGATAGATGTATTCCCGGTAGGCGCGTTTGATACGAGCACACCATTTGCGGCGTTGTTTAATTGCCACTGGTAAAGCTTGCCGTCATCACTAGAGCAAGCAACTAGATACTCGCCCCAGTTATCGAGTGACCAGGTTGTGCATTCCTGTGGCACTCCAGCAATACGGGCCGTACCGTAGTATTCTTGGCCGTAGAAGTTACCACCATAGCCAAGGTTCTCAATGGCGTTAATGTTCCCGCTAGTAAGGCCGGCAGGCGTGATATCAATAATCGTGTTGGAATCGATGGACGTAAACAAGCCGTCAGCCGTCCCAAAGGCATAATGAATGTTGCCGGAGTTATCAAGCCACGTAACAGCGCCACGGGGCGGTTGTGACGCCGCCGCAGCTTTCCTAGTATCCCAGCCGCCAACGGGCCGTAAAGAGTTGTTTCGCCATCTAATTAGGCTCGCATCTCTCCATCGACCGGCAGACTCTAAGTCTGTTCCATTCCTTACAACCCCTGGCGGGATATCTAGCGTTATGAGAGGCATTAATCCTCCTGATCAGGAACCTCATCGTAGTCGGCATCTGTGACTGCTTCTTGCTGAAGTGCTTCATCTAGCAATTCAATAAAACGCTCACGGCCTACTGCGAGTTGATCAACATTAAATCTAGCGCTTGAAAGCTTGCGGTCTAGATCATTTACATGGTTTAAAAGCACGCGCTGCTGATCATTAAAATCTTCAACGTAATACTCTTTTTCGTTCACGGTGATTAGGGTCTTTTCATTTTTTCCCATCGTCGCTACTCCTTACTGTTTTGCTTTTCCAATGTTAAGCGCCAAGATCTCAAGGAACTTGTACGCCTTCCCGATCCACACATCATCTTTTGGTGTGGGCGTCATAGCGGCAATTAATGAACATACCGCGATAACTGATGTTGCAATGTTTGCAACGTCCATGGGCATACCCATTACCAAGGCGTTCCGTCGCCAGTAGTAGGGTTGATCTGAGCAGTGATGTTGGCTTGTGGTGCAGTCTCTGTTTCAGACTGATCTACTCCATTAGCCCAAACCCATGACTGTGCTTCAGCTTCTGTTACTGCGTCATAAGCAACGAAGTCAGATGCAGAGGCGTCATAGGTTAGACCGACAGTGCCATAGCTAGAGGCTGTGTAGGTAACAGCGTCGTCACCAGTGCCTTCGGTTTGTGTTGCGTTACAACGCCAGTGAACGACATTGATGCCGCCATCAGCAATAACGTGTTCACAGGTTGGGATTGTCCATGTAAATGTAGCCATTAGTTAGTCTCCAAATGCGGCTACACAAATAGCCTGTACGTTAGCGGGTTCAGACGAGTAGTCGTCACCTGATTGAATTACATGACGGTGATACGACTGTGAAATCACAGCACCGTCTTCGAGTACACGAGTAGCAGTCCGTACTTGAACAGAGGTTGTGGCATTGCCGTCCTCGTCTTGTCCTGTGACTACTTCGATCTTGTCTGCTACTACTTCTTTAGTTAATGCCATTGTCTTTCTCCTTTAGTCCGTCTCAAGAATCCACTTGAGATAATTAGGCTACTTCGTATGTGCCAGAAATCATTAAGGCTTTACCTGCGCCAGTTCCTGAGTACCCAATTGATGCTGTTGAATGGTCTGTAACTGCAATAATTCTTGTAGAGCCGCTATTAAAATAACCACCATTAGATAAAATTAAACTTCCGTGAGAAAACTTTACTGATGTATATCCAGTTCCTATGGTAAACGGCAAGCCAGTAATTTGTGCGCCACCTGCACCAACATTTGTAACATTTACTGTTATGTATGCTTGTACATGAACCATTCGGCCAACTTTTGTATAAGTGGCATTGTTTACAACTACCGTACCAGTAGGATTTGTTGTACTTGCTTCAAGCGTAGGCGTCCACGTCCCTTCTTCATAGTCATCCAGCTTGTTGGCTGAACCTGTGCCGCCTAGGTATGCTCCGCCTGACAGGTAAAGGTCACGGAATCTTTCTGATGACCTGCCTAAGTCAATATTGGCATCTCGTGCCGCATTTGTGCTGATGTTAAATGGACGTATAGCGTCAGACGCATCTCTATATTGTAAACCTGTATCGCCTGTACCTATAGTTAAGTCACTGCCTTCAGTACCAATACTACCGACTGTGGTGCCG